ATGACGCTAGCCCAGCCAGCCCGGGTCCAAGAGAAAAGCGCTGCCGACGATCTGTCGTGTCTTGGGAAGGAGGGGCTGTTCGATGCCGGCATTTATTGCGTGGACTCGATTGAACGTCCGGCTCAACACAGCTTCAGATAAAGCGACGGGTTCGCTGAATGCAAGTTCGACCGATTTCGGTGGGCCGACTAGTCGGCCAACGTCATTGCCTCTTACGGCGACAACGCAGAGTTTTAGAAAGGGGCCGGCGCTTCCGCTCAAGTGATGCACGAATGTGATCTGACGCCGGACAACACGCCCTTTCTGACGATAGAAGTGATGGAAAGCGCCTGACATGAGCCGTCTGGGCGGCTTGGTGCTGCTCGGTACGGGCTGTCGCGTGGCGATTCGCGGATGAATCAAAGTTGCTTGAGCCGCGAGACGGAAGAAGCGATGCAGACGGAACAGCCGCGGTAGCACTGGCGTGACGCACCATTTCCGCGAACCCGCTCGGGCCATCCACCAGCGCGTTCGAAACAGTGAGAAAGGTCGGATGCAATCCCCGACGCGTCTCCGCGCCAATGACTGCCGCAACGAGGCGGCAAGCGCAGATGGTCACGGCGATCGAAACTTGAGCCAATCGCTGTATCGTTCGACAATACGCCGTGCTTCGCGCCAGATATTCGTTGAAAGTAGAGCGTCATGGTGCCGGGGACCGGAAACCACAACCCAAGTGTGGGCTGGCTCTCAGGGGGGATGGTGCAGTTTTTCAGCAGTGCGGCATGAGAAACAGGCCAAGTGCACCAAGGGCTATACTGTTCGTACGTACAGTATCGAGGCGAACATGAGCCATTCCTTCCTGATGTCATCTTCGAAGGGCAGCTGCTGGGACTGCCGTCACTGGCGCGGCGGCACGGCCGGTGGTCGCACGCATACGGTCTGCCGACAGACACCCGACCAGCCGCAGGTTCGCGCACAGCCGGAACACGGGTGTGCGTTCTGGGAAGACGCGCCGGCCGAGCAGAAGGCCGCGCTGATGCACCGCCGCAAGAACCCCGCTCCTGTCTAGTCGTCGGACACGAAGGCACCGCAGACCGTCAGCGCCTCGACCAATTCGAGCGTGTCCGCGTCCGGATTGGCCAGGTCGAACGATAGGCGCTCGTCGGCCGCCTGCCGAAAGTCGATACTGGCGGCGTCGCTGGCGACATTGCACGCGCCCGTCACGGGATGAACGAACACGTCGAGCCGCGATCCTTGGGCAATGCTCGGCCGGTCCGGATCCTCCGTCGCCGACGACTTGGCGGCGAGCCGGTAGGGTGCGGCCACGAGCTCCCAATGCGGGCTCTCGGCGCGGCTGGCTACGGTTATCTTCATGGCGCCTTGCTCAGTCGGTGGCCGTGCCGTACTGGCGGGCATACGATTCGGCGGCCCGCTGCATCACGAACTGGACGTACTCGGCATCGGTGTCGAACTTGTCGCCGAAGTCATCGCCGCTGTCGATCGCGGCGTTACGCGCCTCGCGCGCTGCGGTAATGCCGGCCAGCTCGCCGGCGTCGTCAATCTGGATGGTAAAGGTCGTCATCGTCTTCTCCTCAGGAAACTTTGTACCAGGTCTTGTTGCTGCCACGGAACCGATAAGTGCCGCCAGCGCCGGCGACCATGCTCGTGATCATGCCCATGGCTGCAGCGCCGGTCGCAAGCGAATGAGCAACCGTCGTTATCGCAACCGGACAGGCAATCTCGACCTTTTGCCCGTCGGGGGCGTCGGCCGGCCAGACGAAGGTATGCGTCAGCAGGACCGACGTGTGTTTCAGGCACAACGTCAGCGGCGTGCCACCATCCGAGACCGGGATGGTGGTGCTGCCGCCGTTGGTAGGCGTGACGTCGACGAACGTGGTCGGGGGCGAGTAAGCCATTATTCGATCGTCCAGTACGCAAGGGTCGAGTTGTAGGCGAAGGTCGCCGAACTGTCCTGCGCGAGCGTCTTTGTCGTCGCGCCGCTGCGCCCCGTGTAGCTGACCGTCACGGAGCCGGCGCCGACGTTGGCGACAACAAGCGTCTGATCGATGGAAGGGGACGCGGGCATGGTGATGGCGACCGCGCTGGCGCTATTGACGATCGTGCGATACGGGCTGGTCGCCGTCAGCGTCGTGGCCGCCGTGACGATCTGCGAGCGCAGGCTTAGGCCACCAGTCCAGACCATCCGCACACGATTGCCGTTCTGGCCAATATCTCCGCCAGCGTCGGAAATCGGATAGAAATTCCCGCCGGACAGCATTGCCCACTTGTCGGAGCCACCTACGCGGAATCGCAGATTGCGAACGATCCCGGTGCCGGCATTCTCCGTGCCGACGATCGCGTTCGAGCCATCGTGCCGCAGCACCAGGCGCTCATAGTTCGACGCGTCCGAGTAGGTGTTGTAGACCGCATATGATTGCGTCGTCGTCGCGTTGCGCTGCTCGATCGCTCCAGTCGTCGTGCTGTAGATCGGCTGGCCGGCGATTTTGGCGACGGATGGCGCCGGGTATGTGCCGGAGAGGTCGCCGCTGGCCGCGCCGCTCGGCGCGCCGGTGTACTGGCTCGGAAAGCCGAGCACGGCGAGCGCTTGCATCACGGTGGAGACGCTCATTGCGCCACCCACGGGGAGATAGCCGTGATGTTACCAGACGCGTCGCGCGTGAACGTCTGCACCCACGTACGCGAGCCGCTGGTGGCGGTGATTGACGTGATGCGCGAGTTCGCATCGTAGCCGAACACCTGCGTGCACGAACTGGGGTCAAACTCGAAGCCCCGCGAGTCGAGGACGGTTTCCATGATCTTCTCCTACTGAGTGGCGCACGCCGGCGCGTCTGGCTTGACGACGCAGGCCCAGGCTTGCAACTGCCGCAACTTCTCGATTTCCGCATCGTCGGTCTGCGCTACTCCGAAAAGGCGGCTCGCAAGCGCTGGGTCGAGGTCTGCGGTGGTGGTGGCGTCATTGCTTCCGCCGGCGGATTTGGAATCGTCGGGCACTGCACCGCCACCGGCTGCACTGTTGGCTGCACAGTTCCGGACTGCGACGCGCACGCGCTCAGTGCCAGCAGACACAGCGGCGCGATACCTCTGATCGACTTGTTCACGGTCTTTGCGCTCCTGCGCAAGTTGGGCCTGGGCGGCGTCCGCCGCCTGCTGCATGGCGGTCTGTTTGGCGATGGCTTCCGAAGCGGCCTTCTCGGCCGCCGCGGCGACGGCGCGGGCATTGACAGCGCACTGTTCGCCGTCGCGCGCGTGCGCGGCTTTCTCGTCGGCCAGGCGCGGCGCGTCGTAGAGCACGTGCATCGCGCCTGCGCCGATCGCGATACCCAGGGCACCGATGCCGGCGATGAGATAGGGGCTCATACCATCACCATCCCGCCGGCGCGCTGATAGGCCGTCTGAAGGTCCGCCAGACGATTCTCGTGCTGACCATAGCCGGCACCCGGAAGACTCGCCCACACCGCCGACACCTTGTTCACGGCCTGGACGAAATCGCCGGCGTCGATTAGACGGAACGCGCCACGCTCCCGGAGTTGCTGCAACGCGTACTTGTCCTGAGACAACGGCGAGAAGTCGGGCAAGTTCAACGATTTCTGGTAGATCGTCCACCAGCGGTAGAGGATCTGATAGCGGCCGGCAGCAGTGGACTTGTACGTCCGGTTCAGGATGTTCGGGTGCTGCGCGTAGTTCGTGAACAGGATCGGCTGGGAAGGCTTGCTGCCGACCAGCACGTCGTAGCCGTCGTCGGTCTTGGCGAGCAGCGCATCGCCGATCTCGCTGTGCGCGATCATGTCGAGGAACGCCACGCGGTTTTTGCCGCCGGCGGCGTCAGGGGTGATCCGGGCCATTGTCGGGCGCTCCAGGTGCAGGGGGAAGGTTGGGCTGATGCAGGAAGGCGGCGCCGAGGCCGCACGCGAAGATGATTCCCGCCACCGCCGAAGCGAACCAGGCCGGGAATGTCGCGGTCAGGCCCGCTGCTGTGACACCGGCCCAGGCCGCGGTGAATGCGGCGCCGACCGCCATGAGCTTGACGCTCCAGCGTCCCGCGATACGCGCGCGCCAGGCGGGGTCGCGGATGACTTGCAGCTTCATGGCTTTGCCTCGACTCGTGGATTCACGCGCCGCGCCGCTCGGCACTTGCCGTACATGCGCACGACAGTCAGGTCATGCTCCTCAAGCTCGGCGCGCGTTGGATTGGCGGACAGTTCCGGCAGGTCGGGACAGGGCAACCGCGGCGCGTACCGGGGCCGGGGCGTGCCACACGCGGCGAGCGCCACGCAGAGAGACAGGGCGACGAGGCGCATCATTTGGTTCCGTGGTTGACCGCGCGCACGCTGTCGTTGATGGCGGCGGCAGAGTGAGCGGGAACGGGCGCATCGGCCTCAGCGGCGCGCGCCGCACGAGCGGCGGCCAGCTTCGCCGCCTTGGCCTCGGCCGCGGCGCTGGTGGCCTTGCTGTCGATCGATTGCACTCGTTGCGCAATCCGGTCGGTGACTGGCGCACGCTTGCGCAGCAGGTCAAGGATCTCGCGCTGGAGTTGCAGCGACGCCTCGCTTTGCGCAGTTGCAATCGCGGCCACGCTGTCGCGCTCGTCCGCGCGAGACTTGAACTCGTCGCGCACCGCAAGCACCTGGGCCTTGCACTGCGCGCGGATCTCTTCGCGCTCGTGCCGCTCCGATACCTGCGAGACGAAATACGCCGCCGCGGCACCGCAAACGACGGCGAGCGACACCATCAACAGCAGCATGATCAGCAAGGCGCGCGACGACATCGTTTTCATGATCGAGAGTCCTGTTCGATAGCCGTCACGCGCTTGAGCGCCCCGCGGAGTTCATCCCGCAGCGCGTCCACGGCGAGACGATGTTGCTCGCGCAGCGCGTCCATATCCGAGCGATGTTGGAGACGCAACGCTTCCATCTCATCCTGAAGTTCCTCCACTTTCTTCTCGGCACGCTCCGCGCGCTGATTCATCTGCTCGTAGAGCTTCTGCCACTCGGCGCTGGCCTTGGCGAGCGAGTCGCGCGAAAGAATGTGGCGACCGATCCAGCCGACTCCCCCGACGAAACCTCCCGTCAGCGTGGTCGCAAGAATGGCCTTAATGGTGTCGCTCATTCCTTCGAGCCAGGACATCGCAGGCGCCTCATTCCGCCGAGTCGGAAATCGGGACGGCCGTCGAGAACTCGGGCAGTGCCAGGACGTACGCGTATGCCTGCGCGAACACGTCGCCGCCGGCTGGGTCGTACGGGATCTCCACGAAGTCGCCGGGCGTCGCGACCACATAGGTCGTTTCCTCCGTTGCGTACGCGCGCACGGCGAAGGTCATGCGATCGCTTGCCTTCACCGTGACGCTCTCGATGCGATGCACTGCGTCCGGCACCTGAATGCCGATGTCGGCCATGACGGTCATCTTGAACATGTGCGGTTCCTGTTACGCGGTGATGCTTCCGTAGGTCTTCCAGCCGGACGTGGAATCGATGTAGACCTCGCCTTCCTTTCCTCCGGCGGCTGGACGCAGGTATGGCGGCAAGCGCATCCCGGAGTACGGGGTGATTCCCGCGGCGAGCCGTGACGACGTGTTCGGTTCCGGGAAATTGCCGCTCACCAGGCCGCCCGCGAAGTAGCACTGTTCGACGACCATTGGCCCGTAGACCGTCCCGCCAGACAGATACATGTAGGCAGAGTTATCGCTGCGGCAGTCGATGAAGCGCGGTGCCAGAATGCTGCCCGCGCGTAACATCGCGAGGTTCTGATTGTTGCCGGTGATGCGCACGCCCTCGTAGGTCGGGCCCAGCCGCAGCGACGCGGGCATGTTTTTCATGCAAGCGGTGATCGTGGCCGTGCCGGAGTCGGTCCAGTTGATCTTCGAGCGCAAGACGATGAGCCCTTCGCACGACGCGTCAATCGGCTCCGCAGTCATCGTCGTGCAGACGTTGAACTCGTCGTCCATAGAAACCGAGCCCGTCGCCGCGGCGTCGATACCGAGACAGAAGCCGCCCGGATTCGATGAGTAGCGGAACCACTTGTTCGCCCGATAGACAGTCTGCGGGACCAGCGTGTTGACGTAGAAGTCGCCGTAGAACTGATTGCCTTCGATCAATGGCGATTTCGCCAACGTGCTTTCGTTCGGGAACTGGATGCCGATCGTGTTCACGCGGAAAGACATGAACACGTTGCGCGTCATCTGGAAGCCGAGTTGACTCGGGATGTTCGTCCGCGCAACGTTGAACGTGCTGTCGGCGTACAGGAAGATATTTCCGTCCAGCTGACTGCCTCGAACAGCTTTCGACACGCCCTGGCTGTTGATGAAGGCCGGCGCGTTATTGCCTCTGAAAATGACGGTGTTCCCGACATACCGCATGTTGTAGCGGTCGAAGCTGAATGGGGCGTAGGTGCCGCGAATGTGGATCCGATTGCCCGAGACGAGTACGCCGGAGTTGAACGCGCCGTCTTCGGTATAGGTGTGTCCCGGGATATGCGCGCGGATGAACTCGAACCCGTTTTGCGGCGACTTCACATCGCCCGCGCCCATCATATCCACGAAGTTGCCTGCAACAAGGCCATTCGTCCCGCTGACGAAAATGGGCAGGTAGCCGTTCAAGCAGACGTTGTTCAAGACCGAGGCGATCGCCTTCGCCTCGGTCTTGATCAGCATGACGTAACCGAAGATGGTGTTCCCCTCGAACACATTCCCGCGCGACTGATCGTCTACGAACAGACGGTTGTTCTCGCCCTCGGTCGATTGGATGACGGTGTTGAATGGCGGCGGCGCAGTGGAGCTGCTGACATTGAGCGCGTACTCGCCCCAGACGCCGATGTACCCGCAGATCGTGCCCTGCATCTGCTGGCTGTTTTCCGGCGATACAACACTGGCGAGATAGACGCGCGGATTCCAGATGAAATTCTTCCTGGCAATGCCGTAGCAGCCCCAGAAGAAAATCCCGCCGCCGTTGCTGTCCTTGTCCATCGCGCCATTGCGAGCCAGGACGTTGCCGGCGGAGACGTTGTAGATGTAGCAGTTGTCGACCTGCGGCAGGATGCACTGGCGAATCTGCGCGAAATCGCCGTAGATGTCGGTCGCGACTACGCCATCGATGACGGGGCGATCGACATACCGGAAGAAAAACGCACGCACGCCGACGGAGTGCGGCGTCGGATGGGTGACGGCCAGCGTATCGAGGTCCGTCCCACCCTGGTTGCGCTGGCGCGCGTAGCTCACGCGAATGCCGGGCAGCACGCGGACTTGTGGCGCGATGCCGTAGGTCAGATCGGGCGCGGCCTGATACGAGAAAAGGTTGGGCTCCGATACCCAGTTCGTGCCATCCGGGCGCGCAGGCGGATCGATGTTGTCGTACGTCCAGAGCGTTGCGCCTTCACTGACGATGTCGAGGGCCTTGGTTGTCCCGTCATAGACCCAGTCGAAGCGCGAAATACCCCAGTTCACTTCGCCCTCGGGGAAGGCCACCGCGCCGCCGCGCTTCAGGCATGCCGCCAGTGCTGCGAGGACATTTGCGCCGCACGCAATACCATCGCCCGTCACGCCCCACCAACGCGCCAGGCGCGGCCCGCTGAAGCGTCGGCGCCACAACCGACCCAGCGCGTCGCGCACGAACTCCGCGCCGTCATCGGCGATAGAGCCGTCGTCGGTGTCGTCGATGACGAACTGACCGGACCGGCCGCCGGGTTTGATGGTGACCAGTTTGTCGACGATGTAGAGCGAGGACAAAGCGCCGTTGTAGGCGCGCAGCGCCGCGATCGATCCGATCTGACCGGTTCCCGCGAGCACCGTCGCCGATGCCACCTCGGCGGCCATCGCGTCGATCAGTTCGCTAGGTTCGCGGTATGGCTCGACGCTGGTCGAGACATCGCCGCCGGGCGTGAACTTGATGACCTTGCCGGCGCGATAGGCGGCCAGCGGCAGGAGCGTTCGGTAGGCGACGGACGATTCCGGGATGCGGATGCCGCGATTCGCGACCTCCAGCACCAGCGCGTCCATCGCGGCCGCATCGGCGTGAGCGGCTGTCGCGGCCTGCGCCAGAAGGTCGGGCGCTTCGACATACGGACTTGCGGACACGCCCGCGCTGCCATCGCTTCCGAATACGAGCGCCTTCTTCGCGCGCTTGCTCGCAAAGGGAAGGATCGGCGAGGCGTTCGATTGATCCGCATTCGGGAAGCGCAGCGATTTCTGGATGGCCCGCTGATGCTGCTGGACCATCATCGTCAAGCGGTCGAGGGCTTTCTCCTGCGTCTTCGCCGGGAATGCCGAATTCTGCTGGTAGACAGTTTCCTGTGTCAGCGGCACGGCCCGGCTGACGATAATCAGATTGGTTGAGTCGTAGGTCGCGGTCGTGGTGATACTGCCGCCCGATGCCGTGCCGACGCCCGCGACGGTGTACCCGGAATTCAGGGTCAGCGTCGTCGAGGCGTCATCTTTGACCACCTCGACCAACAGGTCGGTGTCGCGCAGAAAATAGAACGGAACGGCAAAGGTCCGCGTCGAACCGTTGCCGGTGTATCCGACCTGCGACGTAGGACTTTCGACGGTCATGAGCGCGCCTCGTGAGGAATGCGCTCATGCTCGCTTCAGACAGTCGCAGGATTCTGCGCCGGCTTACTGCCCCATGGCCGCCGCCAAGTTGGGCGCGCGCTGCGGCCCACCCGATCCGGGGCGCCAGTAGAACTGCTGTCCCCAGTCCTGCGCGGCTTTCTGCTCCATTCGCCCGAGGTAGCCGGGTGACAGATTCTCTTGCAGGCTGTGCATCACCGCGTGGTCGAAGACCTGCTTTGTGTACCAGAGGTTGACGAACGGAATGTGAGAGCGCGCCGTTCGCACCGCCTTCGCCCCGAAGTCGGTCTTCTTCCCTTCCGCAGCCTTGTAGGCATTGGCGATGCCCATGTCGTAAGCCACATCGCCCACGGCCGTGCCGAGCAGCGGGCCGGCCATGCTCTTGAAGAAGTTGGCGCCAGGGCTTCCGAACTGGTCGTTCGGATCTTGCAGAAGCATGTCGCCGGCGAAGCCCAAGCCGCCACCCTTGGCTGCCGCCAGCAGCCAGAACTTCGGCCGGGTCATGTCGATCGGGTCTTTGCCGTCGCGCAGTTGCTGGACCTGTGCGACGATGGCGCCCAAGGCCGTGGCCGACGTCATGAACGCCGCGCCGTAGGCCAGCCGGTTGGCCAAGATCGGCGCACCTTCCAGACCCTGCGGCGTGTTCAGCATGCGGCGCCAGTGACGCGAGATCAGCGAGATCGGAAACGCCTTGAACTGCATCACCGCGCGGGCCAGCTCACCGCGGATCGTGCCGCGCTGCGCCCCGCCGCCGGTTGTGACTACCCGGGTGGCGAGGTCCGGATTCAGCACGGCGTACTCGGATTCGTCGGTGATCAGGTGCAAGACCTTCGTGACCACCTCGTCGGCGCGCGCGTGGCCGCTTGCCCGAATCGATTCCGGCGTCAGAAAATCTTGATCCCGGAAGCGCGTAAGCTGCGCCTGGCGCACAACGCTCCAGTCGTCCTCGGTGATGCCGGCGTGTTCCATGCGCCAGCGATCGTACTGAGTGAGGGAGCCCCAGTCGGTCCGCGACAGGCGGGCCAGGCCGCCCATCATCGTCAGGCTGAAGCCGCGACGCAGGCTGTCGGTCCAGGCAGTGAGAAGCGATAGTTTCATCGTCGAGTTGGCCAACCGTCCCGACCAGTTGTTCCGGATCTGATCGCTGGCCCATCGGTTCATGTCGCCAGCCATCGATTCGGCGATTACGCCGTGCATCGTGAGGAAGTCCTTGGTCTCCCCGCTGAATGCGGCTCGACCAACATTGCGCATCGCCTCGAAGTACGGCAGCTTGTTGAAGCCGGTCGTCACGAATAGCGTGTGCACATCGGTGATCGAGGAGAGCAGGGCGCTTTGCAGCTTCCCGAACGTCTGAATGTTTCGTGCGGTCATTGCGATGCCGGCTATCTGGGCGTTCGATGCGGTGCTGGCGTTGCCGTTGACGACTTCCCAATAGGACTGCGGCCGTGCGCCGAACGAGCGGCCGAGGTCGTTCACCTCGCGCCCGTCGGCGCGCGCCGCCAGGTCGAATTGCAACCGCATCTGCGTGTTCGGGTTCGGGCCGTACCGCTCGACGAGACCGATGTTCCGCGACATGCCGCCGATGTGCGCCCCCATCGCGTCGTACATGCTGCCGCTGCCGTACTGCGCCATGTATGACAGGTAGGCGTCAGCGTCGCGGAAGTGGATCTGACGCGACTCGCTGCCGCGCGTCGCGCGCGCGCCGCGGCCCGGCACGCCGCCGGCACCCGGTTCCAGCCGGTTCAAGCCGCCCGTCGACAGCGTCTGCCATGCCTCGCCTAGAAACGCTGCTACCTGCTGGTCGTTCATCGGCGCGCCGTCCTCGTTCAGATAGCGCCGGCGGTCGAGCAGCGGCAGGGTGTCGCTCACCCACTGGTCACGAGCCGCATCACCGCCTCGCCCGAGAATGCGAATCTGGTCGTGCGGCTGGGGAATGTAGCCGTACTCAAGCCTGCCAACATCGCCGCCGCTCTGGTTGAAGCGCTCGCGCATCCCCTCGATGGTGTCGAGCCACGCGCGCGCGCCGCGCTGCGCCGTCTGGTTGCCGCTGGAGCCGTCCGCTTGCCCGAAGATCTCATGCACCAGATCGCGCGACATACGCGGATTGTCGGTGTCGAACAGGATCATGGCGACGCGGCGGCCCGCGCTGGCACCTTCAGTCGACGTGACCGCGTCGAGCAAGTCCATCAGGTGCGAGAGGTTGTCCCGCTTCACGGCGTCGATGTAGCCCTGCGTCTGCTCGAGATCGTGGACGAGCGCGGCCGATCGGCTCGTCCCGTCCGCGGTCGTGTGGGCGATGCGCGTCTCCGTCTGATGCGTCTTGAGCGCCTGAAGGTGAACGCGTTCCAGGCGCTTCGCCGCCTCGTCGGCCAGGTCCTGCGCCGCGCGCTGGGCCGCGGCGAGCGTGCGCTGATCCGGGGGCAGGGCGCGCCACGCCGCCGGATCCTCGCCGGCGAGACGCCGCGCTGTGCCACGGATCCGGTTGTCGATCTCGTCTATCTCGGACTGGCGCAGCTCGCGACCGGCCGCCCGGGTGACGGCTTCAATGCATGTCGGATTCATCAGTCGGCCCCGTTAGCGATAAAACAGTTGGCGGCAACGCGCATGAGCGGCGCCAGTTCGAGATCGCGAGCGATTTCGGCTTGGGCCGCCTCCACGGCTTCGGCGTATGACATAGTGCGCGAGCCACCTTCATCGGCTTCCAGCGCGGCGACGGGCATGTCCGGGCGCTCGGCGAGCAGGGCGTCAGCGGCCGACTTGCTTTCGGCGGCGCCTTCCCCTATCCTTGAATCGCCGGTCCCGAGGCTAGCTGTGTCACCCGAGGGCTTTGCAGCGACAGTGTCCAGAGAAGTGCCGCTGCCGGCACCTTCCTTTTCGTAAGCGGTGAGCAACCATTTCTTCGGCTTGCCCTTCCAATCCAAGCTGACCACCGCCTGGCCGTTCTCATCTGACAGGCGGACCCGGTTCAATCCTGAGTTGGCCTTGTCCTTCTTCAGCCGCGACAGAAGGCCTTGTAGGTCATCCAGCACTTCAGGATGTTTGACCACAATCTTCGCTAGCCCGGTGCCGGGTCGCTTACCCTGCGGCGGCGTTCCCCAGACAAGGTCAATATCCCCCACCTCCGGGTGGAAGAGTGCGGCCGTTGCTTCTCCGTTCTGGTCTTTCATCAAGCGCGCAATCGCGCCTTGGGCATCGCCGCGATAGTTCTCATGGATCGGGCCGAAATCTCCAACCGCCAGCGGCCGTTCCGGAATCGTGGCCCGCTCGCCGGACGCGTAGCGCGCGGCCGCGTCCGCAATGCTTCCACGGGGCGTCCCTGGCGAATCGATGGCCGACCGCTCCGTGCGAGCGCCCTTCAGTTGTCGGTCGAGCATAGCGAGCGAACCGCGCGCTTCCTCCGCTCGCGCGTTCTGGTCGATCAATCCCCGCAGGCGGTTGATCTGCTGGTCCCGTGCCTCGGTCTGCGAACGGAACTCGGCTTCAGCATTTCGGGCAATCTGCGCCTGCTCCCGCGCGGCGCGAGTGCGCGTGACCTCGTAGGTCCGACGCGGCTGCATCGCTGCTGTGATCTCGTCGAGGTTGGGCTGGCGCGCCTCCAGATCGGCCAGTTGCCGGCGCAGCTCGACGATGGTGCCGGGCTCTGCCGAGCCGCCGGATTCGCCTACCAGTTCCGCGCGCGTCGTCTCCATTCGGCCGATGAACGCATCCAGTATCTCGGCTTGCCGGGCATCGGTGGGCGAGACCAGATCGGACACATCGACACGCAGCCCTGAGCCGGCCTGATCCTGCGCCCGTTGAAAGGCGGCGAGATTGGCGGCCAGGGCGTCGAAGTCGTCGGGGTTGCCGAGGTTGGATTCCTCCAGGATCTGGCGATTCTGCGCCACGCGCGCGGCGTCCACCTGATCCTGGGTCGGACGCATGCCTTGCATCGCCTCGTCTGCGCCTCGGTCGGCGAGATGCTGCTCGACCCGTTGAAGATAGTTGATCGTCTCGCGCGCGCTCGGCTGGCCGCCTGCGGCGACGCGGCGCGCCTGTTCGACCCCTCCGTTGTACTCGGTGATCGCAGCACGCCAGTCGCCGTTGTAGCGGCGGCCGAGGTCGGCGAAGTACCGGCCGGCGGCGTCAATCGAGTTGACCGGGTCGGTGGGATCGCCGCGACCATAGGCGCGCCACGTTGCGTCGATGAACTGCATGACACCGCGGGCGTTGGCGCTGCTGACCTGGTCGCTGTTCGAGCGCTCGCCGGCGTTCTTGATGGCGTTCAGCAGACCGGCCGGCAGGTTGTTCGCCTGCTCGACCTGTGCGGCGTAGGCATCCAGGCGGGCATCGTTGTAACGTAGCGCGCGCCGCTCGTTGCCGCCCATCTGGACCAAGTCGCGTGCCGCAGCCGGATCGGCGACCCGCGCCGGCGCCGCGCCGCGCGTCGCACGATAATGCAGCGCGCCGAAGGTCGCCGGAATCAGCGTGGAGACAGCGAGCCCGACCGGGTCGAACGGGTCATAGGTCGTCGACTGCTGGTCGTAGCCGGCGTTGTTCAAGATCGCGCGGATCGCCGCATTCTGTGCGACGAAAGCGCCGGGCCCGCCCGCCGCGACAAGCGCTGCCGTACTGGCGATCGATCGGCCGGCGATTGGTGCTGCAACGCCGAGCGCGGCGCCTGCGCCCGCTACCGCGCCCACTGCAGTCCGAGTGCCGATGTCAACGCCTTCGCGCTTCAGCTTCTCAGCCTCAGTCTCGCCCTCGCTCGCCCCAGTCAGCGTCGCGCCGACGAACGGGTTGCCGCTGGCGACCGTCAGTCCTACCGCCTTCGTCAGCCCCTTCGACAGCCCGAACAGGATCTGCTCGGCCGCGTTCGCTGACTGCGGGTTCGGCGCCATGCCTGCCGAGACGCCGTAAAGCGCGCTGCCGACTTCCGACGAGAAAGCGGCACCGGACTGAATATCAGCCCGCGCGCCGGCGCCGGCGGCGTAGCGCTTGGCCGCGGCCTCGGGATCAAGTAGCAGAGACGGATCGGTCTGTGATGTGTAGCCGCCGACCACGTCGCCGAAGGCTTTAATGGTGTCCGCGCCGAACGCCCCGATTTCGGTTAGACCGGCACCGATGCCGCGTGGGAGCGCCGTCAGCGTTGGGACGATGCCGGATGGGCGGGGCGTCGGCGGCACTGGCAAGGGTCGCGCATTGGCGTCGTCGATCGCCGTCAGTGTGTCCGCCGCGTACGGGTCGTTGATCCCGCTCATTTCAACCTCACGACGATCGGTTGGCGCTGGCTGTTCGTCACGTAGCCGTTGCCGGCCTGGACGACGTAGCCGCCGGTGGGCGTCACGCGAACCAGCTTCGCGGATGGCACGCGCGCCAGGAATTCGGGAACGGTGACAGTCGAACCACCGATATGCACCTTGCCGTCAGATACGTCCGTGGCAATGCTCGTCGGGTCGACTGCCTTGACTGCAGCGGTGAAACGGCGCTCGTCCCATCCGTAAGGCGTGGCCGTCTGCTTGCCGTTGAATGCAACGACGCCGCCCGTCGCGGCATCGACGGCGGTGCGTACGTTGTCAGCGTTGACCGTGGCCGGCGCGGTCTTGTCGCGCGCGGACAGTCCGGCGTAGATGTAATACGCTGCGTCGATCGAGTCTTGATCCTGCGTGCCGCTCGCGAACGTGCCCCGGACTTGCTGCGCGATCTGTGCTCGGACACCTTGCTGCGCCTTGTCGTCCATGCCGGCCGTCTTGTCGGAGAGGGCCTGCACGCCTCGCCCGATCAGCGTCGCCACCGGCTCGCCGCCGCGCGTGGTGGCGTTGATTGAGCCGGCCATCAGTTGCAGGTAGAGCGGTCGGTTCTTCTCGCCGAACTGCTTCGCAAGCGCCGCGGCGCGGCCCGGGTCTCCGATCTCCCGGCCGAGCTGCGAAATCGCGGTGCCGCGCTGATCAGGTGGCAGGGCCTGAAGCACGTCGGCCAGCTGGCTGGCCTCCTGCGGCTGGAATGGCGAGACGCGGTAGCCGGACGGGCCCGCCCAGGCCTCGACGACGCCCTGCGCGCCGGCGCGGCTGCGCACCACGCTCAGCGCATCGTCGACGGAACTGATCTGCGCGACCGGCGCATTCTTCGTGACGCCGCGTTCCTGAGCCGCCGCCCATGGGTTCGTCTTGACCTCGGTTGCGATTGCATCGTTGATGCCGCGCCGCGACGCGAGCACCTTCGCCTCGGTCGTGTCGACGCCCTGTCCCGGCGTGGTGGCCACGCCCGACTCGCGCGCGACCTCCTGCTGCCGCTGGTCGTAGGACATGCTCGCGAACCCGCCGCGCGCCGCGCCGGCGGCGAACAGTTCGCGCACTCTGGCGACCTCCTGAGGCCCGACCGCCGTGGCCTTGGCGATGGCGTCCTGCTGCATGGCGGGCGACGGCACCAGCCCCTTGTCGATCAGGTCGAACGACGCGTTGTAGGCGTCCGTGCTCGCGTTCTCCGCGGCGATGCGCTGCGTCTCGGCCGCGTTCGCCTGACGCTGCACCTGCAGGCCGGCGTGCTGCTGGAGCATGACCAGCTTCTGCGGCGGCAGGTCGCGCACCCATTGCGGCGCCTTGTCGAGCGGCGATGTCAGCGCAGCATAGGCGGACGCGGGGTCAGCGTTCAGCGCCGCGGTGCCGGCGGCAGTCGCCAATACGTCGCGCGAGTGTTCGCCCAGCTTCGCCTTGATGTCCGGCGGAAGAACCGAAGACTGAAGCAGGGCAGTTTGCTGCGCGCGCTGCTGGTCGTACTGGCTCGGGTCCATTGCGACGATGCGCGCCGCTGCGTTCGATCCGTCCTGGTACTGGCTGACGTTGTAATCGCGCTGCTGTGTCGCCTGCCAGTTGATAGCTTGGCCGCCGAGCGACGTGCGCTGACTGGTCAACGAGGCTTCCAGGAACTTTCGCGCCGTCGGCGTCGGTGCGGTCAGCAACGCCGTCGCAGCATCCTCGTCGTACCCCTTGAGGAAATTCGGGGTGAAGTCGGCCGCGCCCGGCGCCGCGCTGTCCTGCTGCTGCCGCATGCGCTCGATCTGGCTGAGCTGGAACTCGCCGGCGGTCTTGGCCGCCCACGCGCGCCCGTCCTCCTGTTCCTGGATGTGCACAGCCGCAGCGAGACCGAACCCGGCCTGACCCGCCTGCTGCAACTCTTGACCGAGCCCTTCCTGCCGAACAGCCTGCATCGGCGCGCCAGGGATGTTGCCGCCAGCACTGACGCGCTCGTCGTAGATAGGGATGCGCACACCTGCCATGTCAGCCTCCGAATCCGTACATCAAGGACCGACTCGCATACCCGGAGGTTGCGCCAACGCCGCCAGCCGCGCCGAGCCGCGCGAAGGACGAGTACCCCATCAGCGCGCTCGTGCCTGCGCCGATCACGCCGCCGATGAGCGCGGTCTTCGCGTTCGAGCGGTACTGCGCCGCCTGCATGCGGCTTTGGCGCGCCTGCTCTTCGTAGCTGTTCGCCTGCAAGATGCCCTGATAACGCGTCTGCAAGGCGTCGAGTTCGGCACTGCCGGTGCTCTGCACCTGCACGTCAAGCGCCGACCCGCTGCTTGGATCGAACCCCGATTCGGAGACAGCCGCCCGCTGCGCGCCGAGCTGCTGAGCGGATTGCCGGCGCTGCTGCTCTTCCCGCGCGACGCCCTGCTGATAGGCAATGCCCGCGTTGCGATCGGCAAGATTGGCGTTGTACTCCGCGGCCGTCGCCTGGTTCGCGGCATTGCGCGAGTTCGTGTAGCCATTGATCAGCGAGCCGGCGCCGCCGACAACCGCGGACGTGATGGCCAGGGTTCCCGGATCCATTACTTCACCCTCGCATAGAGGACGACATCGCGGCCGTCCGTTGTGTACTTGCGGCGCACGCCTTCAGCCACGAACCCCAGGCGTTCGGCCCAGCGGATGCCGGCGGTATGTGCTGCATCGACATCCATTTCGATGCGGCGCCACGGCGCGTCGCGCAGCACGCCAAGCACCAACCGATGTACGTGCCGGAAGCGGCGCAGCGCCTCGTCGGAGAAAAGCGCCCACGACAGCGCCCGGCCAGGCCATGCCTCGATGATTCCGCCGCACGCGAGCGTCGTGTCGCCATCGACGACGGCCCAGCCGACGCTCTTTTCGTAGCTGGCCAGTTCTTCCGCGTATCGCCGATCGATCAGCCCAGCGGTCACGGCCTGCGCCTGCTGCAATTCCACAGCCAAAACATGCTCGGCGCGCAGCTTCTCGATCCTCATGTGGCCACCGTCAATTCAGGCATAAAGGCGAGCAGCGTCACGGGAAGCGGCTGACTATTTTCATAACAGATGAATGCCTCGTCCTGGTAGCCGACCAGCCAGAGGCTTTGCTTGTCGCCCGTGAAGAGTGGTGGCGCCTGGTCCATCTGGTCGGCCGGGCGTCGGAAGTTGAGGTCTTCCATCTGCGTGAAGTTCGGCCCCACGCGCCCGCCAAGCGACGACAGCAGCCGCGTCGTGACCTTGGTCAGACGCTTCGTCTTGCCCTGGCCGGTGCCCGTCGGCGTGTTCACGTTCAGCTGCATCGTGCGCAGCCGGCACGTGCTGGGCAGGCCGACATGCACGACAGTCGCCGCCGCGTCGAGCGTGATCGCGCCGCCCGATACGGTTTGGTTCGGTGTCGCGGCGCCGTTGGCCAGCACGGCCACCTCTTGGCCTTCCAGGTGGGAGAGCCCCGATATCGTCGCGGCCGCAGTCCCGGAATAGCTCAGACCGCAATCGACGTAGAAGGCGTTCGCCTGCGCATCACCAGTCTGGAGCGGCAGGCGCATGTATTCGACGAAGCGCCGTGTCGCGCCGCCGATCACGCGGCGCACGATCATCCACAGGTCGTCATAGGTGCCATCGGGCGACGGCATGACCGCGACGCACTCAACGGCACCATTGGTCATCGGGTGGCGCTGCCAGCCGATTACGTCCGAGCGGCCTTCCTCCTGATCGTAGGTCATGCCCAGCAGCGTGCCATCGCCGCGCGCGGCCCACACGATCGAGAAGGGCTCCTGCTGGAAGGCGAGGGAAAGGATGCCGCTACCGTTGCCGCTGGCACCCGTGGTGATGTGGTCAGCCAGCTTCGTCGTGTCGGTCGAGACGTAGTTGTCGCTCGAGTAGCTGTACTTGTAGTCGCGCAGCTTCTTGCCGCTGGCCTGTACGAAGAGCAGGGCGCCGCCAACCTCAATCGGCACGATGCCGCGCGACCCGTAGCTGGTGCGGCGCACGGCCTGGATGTTCGAGGCGCTGACGGCTTCGCTTTGCTGAATCGGCCCGATCACCCATTCGTCGCCGTTCATGCCGACGAGCAGATTATCCGACGGGGATAGCCAGACCACTTCATTGAGCCGGCGCGAGTTGAGCTGCTGCACGATCGCAGAATCGGCCGTGGATTCGTCGGCCTCTTGCGTCGCGAAATTCTCATAGTCGGCGGATACCGACATGGCGATCCAGCGCCCGCGCGCGAGCACCAGGCGATTGCGCCAGAAAGCGCCATTCGTCGGCCAGCCATCGATGCCGTTGAACAGCGCCTTGCGCCACTTCCACGTGCCCTGATCCACGATCTGTTGCGGCATGATGATCGTGTCATCCTGGCTGTCGCCGGTCGTCACGTAGGCGCTTGCCGTCCGCGCGTCGGTGATGGCCGTGATCTTTGCGTAGGAGTAGCCGCTGTTGATGTACTGCCACTCGACGCCAATGCTGCCGTAGTCGTCGTTGTCGGCGTCCACTCCGTCGCCGTCCCATGCGTAGCCCTCGGTATGGGTCGGCGTCTGGTCGCCCGTTACCGCGTGCGTAGGCTGCGATCCGACGGCGTTGCACCGATAGACGCGCTTGTCGACGCGCCGGTAATCGCCGACGGATACGTACTGGTGCACCGCCCACGGCCGGATGTCCGAGAAGTCTTCCACCTCCAGATAGACGATCGTCCCGACATCAGCCGCGGTGAAGGCGTCGAAGTTGGCCGTCAGAGTGATGGCGCCCGACCGATCGCTGGCCTGAATGATCTTGCTTCGGTCGATGTTCTGATCCTGCAGCGGGCCGGCGGATAGATTGGTCTGCTGCAGGACAAAGGTGGTCGCGCTGGTGCGCAGCAGCTTCGTCGGCGGGTAGTAGGGGTGGAAGATATACATCGTGTCCGCGCTCTGCGCAAAACGCAGGGCGAACACGCCGTCGGAGTCGGTCAGGTATGCGGCGGTGTAGGGCGAAGCGATCGCGACCTGCGTACCGCCCGAGACGAGCCGGCCACGATCCGTGTAGAAGCGGATGATACCGTTGCCAAACTCCAGCATGTACTTCGTGCCGTCGGAGACAACGAACTCTTTTAGCCACGTGCGCTGCCCGCTGTCGGCGACCTCCGACACGAACGTCGTGCCGCCGCGGCGCACGGCAGGGCCCTGAACCGTCGTGATGAAGTTCTCGAGCAGCGAACAGCCGTTCGGGTACTTCTCGAAGTCGACGCGGCCGCCCATCATTGGCGACAACTCACCGGCGTCAAAGGTCGTCAGGATCGGCGTCGCGCTCATCGCACGTGCGCCTCCATCCAGGTATCGTCGGCGATCGCCTGGGACGGCCGCTCGATCGCGTTGGCGCGGATCGCCGCGCGCACGGCCAACTGATATTCCTGCATCGCCGTCTGCTTGTTCGACACGACCTGCGTGATTGGCATTGCGCACTCCCACGCCAGCCGGCATGCCAACACCTCGACGAACAGCGAGTCGTATTGCGTGGCGTCCGTCATGCGGCGGATGTAACGCACCGCCAGCGGTGCCGGCAGGTCCGTGAGCAACGCGCGACCTTCGAGGGAGTAGAGCCCGCGCGTGTCGCGCGTGGCGGGGTAGGCGTTGAACTCCCCGACCTGGATCAGGCGAAGGAAGTCGGCCGGGAGTTGGAACTGCTGGCTGAACCCGAAAACCGGATCGATGCTGAGCGCCGGAAGCCGCGCGCGCGTCTTGGCGAAGTTCCAGACGTTGGCGCGCAGCTCGGACTCAAGGACGATGTCGTACATCGAGAACAGCGTTTCCGCAGCCTTCGAGTCTTCATCGAGGGTGGTGATACGCGCTTCACCAAGTTTGGTGAGCGCGCGGTTGGCGATTTCGATCTGTGACGCCACGGCGCGTTACTCCGTTACGGCGCGCCGCTTCCGTCCTGCTCGCCGGATGAATCGCTCGAGGTCGAGTCCTTCGGTGCGGTCGCGCCAGAGGCTTTTGGGGGCCGCTGGCCTTTCTCGTCGCCCTTCACCCGCTCCATCCAGGTGCCGGGCTCGCCATTGAAGTCGAAGATTTCGCCGGGTTCCACGATTCGATGGACCACGCGGCGCCCGGTTGCGTCCTGGCGCTTCACGGGCGTTGCGTCCTCGACGGCAATCTGGCCGCGTTCCAGTGCGCGATATTTCGGCATGGCTTACACCGAGTAGCCGGACTTGTACTGGCGCTTGTTCTGGATGTCCTTGGTGATGAACGTCGAGAACGCGCCGGCAGTCAGCGGGCCGGTGCCCACGGTGTAGCGCACGCCGAGATAGCGCTTGTACGCGCCGGCGGGCAGTCGTACCTTGATCGGCTCAGCACCGGCCGTCAGTTGCGCGACCGGGATCGCCGCCGACGTGTAGTGCACCGTCGGCGCCGTCGCCAGCGCCGGATCGCTATCCGACTCCAGTGTGATGACGACAGTCGCGGCGCCGGCGGCTGCAGCCGAGGCGTCGACCTGTGCGACGAACCACACTGGTTCGCCGGCGCCAATGTCCTGCACCGGGTTGGCGTTCGACGGGTTGAGGTCGATCACGTTGGTCGAAACAGCGGTCGCGGTCACGACTTGGCTGTCCGAGAACTCGTTGGTCTTGTCGAGAATCATTGCTCGCTCCTATGGGATCGGTGCCCGCTCGGTCAGACGACCCGCGCTTCGGTGTTCAGGATCTGATCGACTTCGCGCAGGGGGATGCCCAGGAACTCGGTCGCGAACTGGTCAGCGGCTTGACGGATGGCCAGCGCGTTGCTCGACTTGTTCAGCGCCTGGATGTCGAGCGCTTGCAGCACCGTGCGGTTCGCGTAGACGCGAGGCATCACCCCGTTCAGGCTCGGCATGCGACGCTTGGCCATGATCATCAGATTGATCAGGTTAGCGGCCGCCGTCGTCGGGTTGCCGTTCGTGCCGGTCAGGTTGGCAACGTCGACATTCGCGATGCGCACGACATAGCGCCAATCCTTCACGACCAGGCCGCAATCCCACTTGAAGAGATCGGCATACGCGCGGTAGCGGTTCTGGTTCGCATCGAACGCGTCGATTTCGCCCAGGTCGCGATGCTGAAGGCCCGCCTTGGAGTTGCGCGGGTAGATGCCATAGACGGTGCGGCGGCTCCAGCCGACCACCCAAATCGACGTGTTGTTCGAACCCGTGCCGCCCGCATCGATGATGTTCTGGGCGCTGGCGCCGCCGGCGATCGTCGAATAGCGCGGCACGAGACCGTAGAACTGCTCGGGGTTGATCGAGGTGTCGCCGTAGAACAGGGTGCTCGCGAAGGTCTGACCCATCGTTTCGATGAAGGTCGACGCCTCGTCCATGCGGAACATGTTCGGGTCGACCGCCAGACGGACCGCGTCCACGTCCGGCTCGCTGCGCGCTTCGAGCATGCCGCAGGTGTCGTCGACCTGCGCGGTCGTGCTCTTGCTGGGCGGCACACCTTGGTACAGCTTGCGCCAGATCGGCACCGGCAGACCCGTGCGGATCGTCGAACGATTGCCGGTCGGCAGGTTGCCTTCGATCCAGGGGATGTCCTCGATGATCTCGTGCGTGTTCGCCAGCAGTTCGGCCACGTCGGCCGTTCGGCCGTCCGGGTCCAAGCGCTTCGAGATGTCGATCAGGCTCAGATTGTTCTTGCTGATGATGGCCATTCTTCAAACTCCGTAGGTTGCGTTTCCAGGCGGCTTACTTCTTCATCGAGTCGCCGTACCAGCGCCGCGCGCGGGCTTGTTCGGGGTCGGCGGGCTGGCCTTCACCGCCGCCACCGCCAGCACCGCCCGGGTGCAACGTTCCTTCGCTCAGCGCGCCGCCGATCTTCGAAAACGTCTTGATGATCTGCGCCGCGCCCACTTGCTTCTCCAGCTTGGCCACCACGTCGGCCGGAATCCCGAACGTCTGTAGCGCTTGCCGCCCGCGCTCGACGTTGGCGTCGTACTGGCCGCCCCATTCCTTCTTGAGTTCGCCCAGTTGCCGTTCGCCTTCCTGCTGTTCCGCCAGCGCTGCTTGCTGCTGCTGCGCCGTTGCGTACTCGTTGAACTTGCCGGCGATGGCTTGCGCCATATCCTTCGGCACACCCAAGTCGTGGAACCAGCCCGACGCCTCTTTCGAAAACGCCTTGTCCTGGCCCTCCGGCACCGGCAATTCGTACGCGTCGGCCGTCTCAGGCTTCGCGAACTTGCCTTCGGTCTCGCGCATTGCCTTCGCCATCTCGGCCGGCGACTTGAAGCCGCGATCCGTGGCCCATTGCTTCAGGTCAGCGTCGTCACCGAGAGAATCGGCGAACGTGGGCGCAGGATTCTGCGCAGCGTCGCCGGCAGGTGCAGCGGCATTCGTCTGTCCGTCAGCAGCCGGCGCGGCCGCTGCCGCATCGCCGCCACCACCACCCGCGTCGCCCTCGGGGCTGAGCAGGGGAAAGCGCAGGAACAGTCGCTTATTCATCGTCGTTTTCCGTGTCGTTGCCGTCGGCCGGGCGGTCGACGAGGTTGTGGATGTCGTACTCGGTCAGGTGCAGCACGTTGAGCAGGCGGTTGTAGACTTCGCGCCGGCCCTCAGCGACCATCGTCGCGTGCGTGTCGACGGTGCGAGAGACAGGGGAGACGGTCACGCTGCTGGTCTCGACGCGGCAGAAACGCCGCAGGTCGGCCATCACAGCGCGCCCGGATTCGGTAAGCCCGCCGCGCTCGTCGAGGAAGCAACCCGCGTAGGCCTTGCGTCGCCCGAGCAGCAACCGGATGCGGTCAGTAAAGACGCTCATACGCCAGCCGCCTGCGACGTGGCCGCCGCGCTGGCGAGATCCTTGGCCGCGCCAGCGGCGACCGGCGCCGCGTCGAGGACCTGCTGAAGCTGCGCCTGCTGCGCGGCCGCGGCGTCCATCTGCGCCACCTGGTCCTCGGTGTTCATGTACTTGACCGGCACGCCGCTGATTTCGGCCAGGCCCCGCGCGACTTCCTCGCCGTTGACCACCTTGAGTGCGCGCTGATCGAACTGCGCCACCGCGCCGACCTGCTGAATCCACTGCAGCACCGCGGTGCCTTCGCTCGCGCGCATGGCGCGGTTCAGCGGGCTGTCATACTCGATCGTGACTTCGCCGCCGGCTTCGATCAGCTCGGGCGGCATGGGCGGCAGCAGGCCCGGAACCGAGGCACAGATGGCCAGCTCGCGCTCGATCATCGGCCCCAGCATCTCGGTTTGGACGCGGCCCATGGTGGGCGCGAGCAGGATTCCCTTTTCCTGGGCGCGCTGCAGCACCTCGGTCGCGGTCATCGTCGGGGCTTCGACCAGGATCTGGAACAGCGTTACGTAGAAGCCTTGGTTAATGCCCGCGCGCTTCTGATCCGCGTAGGCGATGCCGAGCTGCAGGTTGTTGCCGAGCTGCAGCGGCTTGACCATCTCGCGACCCTGATCGTCGAGACCACCCCAATTCAGGCGGCCCGAGCGCAGGTCGAAGCCTTCGAGCGAACCATCCTCGGCGAGCAGCAGCGGCGGATCGACCGCCTTCTGTGCGCCGCGCAGCATGGTCTTCTCCATCTTGTTGACGGTGCGCACGGTCGGCAACTCGTCTTCGCCTGGCGAGCCGCCGTACTGCGAATCGGTATCGATGTAGAAGCGGCCGACGGCAAAGGGGAAGGTGCGAAAGCCGCTCTCCTGCACGATCTTGTTGTCGCAGACCCACAGGCTTTCGAACTGCATGTTGCGGCTGTCGAGCTTCGACGGGTCACGGTCGGCGCGCGGGCGCACGCAGTGATAGAACTCGGCTTTCATCTCCGGGTTCTTCTCGTACGCGTTCTTCAGCGATTCCGGCAGCTTGTCGAGGCCGAATTTCTGTCCAGCCTGGCGCGCGGTCAGTTCCCACTTCGCGATGCCCTTGTCGACGATTCCTGCCTCATCCTCGACAAACCAGAAGTTCGACAGCGGGATGTTCCGGTAGCGAATGCCGTGGCCGACGTGCTCGTCGATCATGACCACGCCATTGCCGAATGCGCCCAGGCCCTGATATGCCGCGCCGATCTGCGGATCGAAGCCGGCGCGCCAGCGATACCGGACCGCGAACAGGATGTTCGTCACCTGGTCGAGATACGCCCGGACATTCGGGTTGTCAGCCAGGTCTTCGTGCGTGGTGGCGAGTCGGTGCCATTGCTGCGTCTTCGGCGTGATCATCGACGCCATGGCGGCCGTGAAGTTTCGCAGGGCGAGTGGCGCCGTGGAGTCGAACATGCGGCTCGTGTTCGTCTTTCCCGGATCGCGCGTGCGGCCGAAGCCGCCATGTCGCGGCAGCATGAAGTCGACGATCTCGTTCCACTGCGCTTCGAAGACGCTGCGCTCCAGCTTCATGGCGCTGAGGTCGCTGTGCACCGATTGCACCTTGCTGGCGTCGTCGTTATCCATCGATCACGAGCCCAGCAGCGTTTTCGTTGCGACCGAGTTGGCCGTGGGCGCGGCGTTGTCGCCGGCGAGCACGGTCGCAGCAACGCCGCGGCGACGCTTTGCGCGGTCCGCGGCATCGTCGGTAGCCTTCGTGGTATCGGTGACGGCCGGCGTCGTGTCGACGGTTTGCACCGTGGGCACCGACGGAGAGAGCCCGAGAAACTTCATTCGCTGCACCTGTTGGTTGCACAGGCGCAGGATCGGGCAGGGCGCGCGCAGGATTCTGCGGCTAGTCCATGGCGGCGACGTTCGAGCGGGGCGACGAGCGGCTACCCGGGAACGGCTTGCGGCCACGAGCCAGATACCGGAACGAGTCCGCGGTGTTCGACGCCCAATCGTGGAGCGGCTTTTCGTCGAAGCGCTGCGACTTCTCGTTCCACTGCCGACGATACTGTCGCAGGCCGTCCAGCGCGCGAGACATGCGGGCGCGCGCGGTGTCTGCCGACTCGCCCTGGAAGGGAATCGGATCGGTGTTGAACTCGCAGAGCGGCAGCATCTGTCGCACGGCGTTGATGCCCATCTCGATCGTCGGATCACGATCAAGGATACGCAGCGGCTTCAGGCCGAGATTCCGGGCGGTCGCGGATAGCGAGGTACCGCCGATGTCCCGGATGTTGCCGTGCCCGCCGTCGTGTGGCCATATGTGATCGGCGTAGGTATAGGGCCGGGCCTGCAGCCGCTGGATGTACCAGTCCACGCCGACGCCCGATCCTTCCAGCACGTCGATAAGCCGCACACGGCCGTTCTTCGTCTGCTGATACATCCAGACCACCGTGCTGTCGCCGCTGCCCAAGTCCCACGCCGTCCCGACAGGTTCGCTTGGCAGGTGAGGGAAGACACCGATGCGGCCCTCCTTATCGGCTCGCGTCATGAGTGCGCCGTAATAGGCGCCAGGAATCGCCGCGTTGAAGTCGCACGCATATTCCTGCGCGATCATGGCGTCGGCTTCCTGCTCGCCGCGCTCCGCAGCCATTTCGCGGCGCTCGCGTTCAATCGCCTCTGACGAGATGACGCCTGTGTCGGCGACGCCCAGGATCTGGCCGAACCAGTCCGGGTCGCGCATTGCGAAGTCGACCATCTTCGCGAAGTGATTGTTGCCGCGCGGCGTGCTGATGAACAGTGCCCACCCGCCATTTTCCGCCAGGATCGGCCGCAGGAAGCCCCACGCGCTGGGGTCGGCCAGCGCATACTCGGAAAACACGACGCCCACCGGTGGCGAGCCGACGAGCGCGTTGTAGTTGTCCGACCCGACGACCTGCCACGTTGACCCGTTCTTGAAGCGGATGAACATGTCCTGCTCGCGCGTGGTGGCGCGAATCTCAGGCGGGAATGCATCGTCAATCCGGCGTCGCCCAGTGCGCGGGTTCACCGCGTCCCAGATCGCCTTGCGGGCCTGATTCGCCAGCGGCAGCATGTGCCAGTAGACGCCGACCCGCGTCATGGCGCTGCGCGCTTCCCAGTGCAGGCAGAGGTCATCCTTGCCCGCGCGGCGGTGCCACGCCAGCGCCAGGCGCTTGACGCCACGCTCGAGCGCAGACCAGGCGGGCATCTGGTAATCACGCGGCCGCCATCCGTTCGCCGGCAGTACGATGCGCGTCATTCCTTCGTGGCCTCGGACAGGTTCTGAACGACGACGGTGAGCGGCGATTCTTTGTCGCCGGCCAGCTCCAGCTTGTCGCCGTACACCTTCGGCAGCACCTTGGACAGGTACCACTTCCGAGCATCCACCCGCAGACGGGAACGCGCAATCCATTCAGCGTTGGGCATTTCGCCGTACTCGTTGCCCTCTTTGTCGACCTTGGGCACGGTGTCGTTCGAGGTGTTGTCCGCGATCTCCAGTATCTCGTCGAAGAGCAACTGAGCCTGGGCTTCTCGCGCGCGCGCGTATCGTTCAGCAAAACCGGAGCGCTCGCTTCGCCACAGCAAAACGGTGGAGGCGGCAGGCATACCCTCGTCACGACAGATGCGCCGCAGGCTTTCCCCATCGGCCATGCGCATGCAGATCTCGTCGACGATTGCCTCTGTGTATTTGGAAGGGCGCCCGGCTGAGCGCTTGGACGTGGTCATCGCTCGAACCCCGGCAGTGTCATGGTCATATCGGTATGGCTTTCTTGCGGCGCGGCGCCGGTGCCTCGGAGGATCTTGGCGATGCCCGGGCGGAATACGGCGTCGAGCGCGTCGAGGGCGCTGGTGCTCACGTCAATCCGCATCTTCGTGACGCGACGCTCGCAGTAATTGTCGAGGTGGGCGGGCCGGGTCGGCGCTTCGGTGCGCGCCTTGCCGGTTCGCCTGCACCACAGGTCAAGCAGCAGTTCGCCGCGCCAATGACTGGGTTGGAGTTGCACGCCACGGACGTAAGCCCGCAGCGTGCTATCGCTCACGACGCCACTCAGCGCACGGCAGATGTCCGCCCGCTCCATCCCGTGTCGGTGGAGGTCGGTGACGATCTCACTCCAGTCATAGTCGCGGATCTGCATGGTCGGCTACCGGTTGATGATCTCGCGACCCTCGTCCAGCAGCGACCGCAGGGCCGATTTCACGATGCCGCTCGGGCGATCGAGTTCCGCTTCGATTGCGACGAAGACGCGCGAGAGCGGATGCTGGGCGGCCGGGAACGCGGCAGCGATCTGCTCGACGGTCTCGCGTACGCTGTCGCCGGTGTAGCGCGCAACCTCGGCCCCGCCGCGGGTCAGCGTCAGGACGAAGCCCTGCGCGTCATTCGCCTCGGAGTTCGACGACAACGCAGCCACGTCCGCCGACGATGAGGAATCGCTCGCATCCAGGACCGTCGCAGCGGTGGACGGAGTTGACGGTTCCGATGTCGTACTCGCCGCATGCGACAAGGCGTCCGACTCCCCCGTGGCACTCGCGGTCTGATCCGCCGTGTCTTCACCACTGCTTGACGACGTACCAAGCACGTCGGGTGACGATGAGGATGTCGTCGTTGCCTGGGAGGCGGACGTAACCGAGGGGCTCTCCGTACTTCCCGAAATTGACTCCCCCGACGCGCTGTCAGCCGCCGCCCCCCCGGTCTCGCCACCATCCACCGACGAGGTAGCCTTTCCCGAGTCGAGATCGGCCGCGGTGATTTCCGTGGGGCCGTCCGCGTCAGAAACATCGCCAGTAGCTTCGGTCGTCGCCGTGGACGTGGCCGAGGCATCCGCGCTGTCCGTCGCATCGGCCTGCGTCGCGGCCTCCGCAGCCTGTGCAGACTCCCCCGGCACGTTTTCGACGGCGTCGACCGGCGTGTCGGTGGTCGGGATGACGGTGTCGGCCGTCACCGGGTTGTTGTTCACCGTCTCGTCGGAATCCGAGACAGCAGCCGCAGCATCCACGCTGCCGCTTTCGGAAGCAGCGCCAGCAGTTTGATCGCTTGCCAAAGTCGCATCATCGGCAGTCTCGGTGGCTTGGTCCTTCGTTTCGTCGCTCATGGTGTGGCTACTCCAGGTAATGAGGTGTCTCCATGCCGGAGATACCTCGAAAGAATGGGATCAGGCCTGGGCCTGTCCGAAATGGTCGTTGAGAAAGGCAGCGAATTCGCCGATCAGAAAACCGGCCTTGTCATCGCTCAGATGAAGCAGTTCCGAATCGATGTCGACGTGAATCTGTTGATCGCCCAAATCGATGTCGATGGTTATCGACTTGGCCGCGTCTTGTGCCGCGCACATGGCTCACGCTCCGTTTGACGAGCTCAATTGCTCGAGTTCTTCCCGCGCTCTTGCTAATTCGACGCTCGCTCGGTTCACTCGCTCGCGAACTGCGTGATGCGACAACCAATCAAGCCCGCGCTTAACGAGGAGTTTTTCGGCTTGATCCACCAGAACACGCTGCTCAGCAGAACCCGAATCCCCCATTGAAAGCCGGTTCACGGTGTGCACGATGCAAACTGCGTCGATGATTGTCATGTCCTCGATCTTGAGCAAATCACTCCTCATGCTGCTCTCCTGTGGTGTTGCATTTCGCGCCAGGCGGTGAAGCCACGACGCAGGGTGACGAAGGCCTGCGCGGCCTCCGGGTTGGTGTCGATCTCGGCACGCGAGCGAACCTCGCAGACGGCGCGCACGCACGTCGCGGCATCGGGGAAGGTGAGGCCGGCCGTGCCGGCGAGCCACCGGCAGAACCGCGCGAAGTCGGGATTTCGGCAGAGGATGCCGGCGGCGACGGATAGGCGTTGAGCGGTCATGACGCGGCGCTCACGAGATGCCACAGCGCAATGAGGCTTACGCCCCAAACGCCGCCGGCAACCCCAAGTGCGAAGCACCACGCCTTCGCTTCGAAGGCGCTCAGATCTTTGCGAACCCACAGGTATGTGCAAAGCATCACCACGAAGGCCATGCCGATGACTCGAGCCCCGTTAACCACGGTTTCAATCGGGTCGCTCATTTCCCCTCCACGCGCATGTCGATGAGGCAGAGGAACAGTACGAACGCCAGCAGGTTGCAGTGGAAGTGCGCAGCGGCGACTGTCCCGGCGACGAAGGACGCGATGACGATGGCGCGGGCGATTGCTGTCATGCCGCCTCCTCGAACACGTCGCCGGCAGTCATGCGCCGCTCGACTTCGCCGATCGCTCCGCGAACCTCGCCGTGTGTACACCCTTCGATGTGCCCTTCGTGCACTGCGATGGCGGTTTCGATTACCTGGCGGCCGGCGCCGTCCATCGCCCATGAGCCGCATGTGTTGGCCCTGGCCTTGATCCGCATGAGCGCTTCTTGCCCGGCGATGATCGTCGGCAGATAGTCCTCGCCGATTCCGCGCTCGCAGAGGATGAGCGACATGTTCAGGGCGGCGGCGAGCGTGTACCACGACGCCTCATCACCGCCGTGGCGCATCGTGTCGAGCGCGAGACGGCAACCGATTCCGATGTCGATCACCTGACCGTTGGACAGCAGGCATGCACCGCGGCGGCGCTGCTGGCCTTCCTCGACGCGACGAAGCCAGCGGTTCGGGTCGTAGGGGCGACGGGGTTTCTTGGACTTACTCATCTCACCACTGGCTCCGTGGGAAGATCAGCATGCCGATCAGACCAAATGCGCCTATCACTACCAGCGAGTAGGCAATTGCTTTTGGTACGCTTTCGGTACGACTGGAAAAGAAAAGAAACAGGGCCACGCCAATCACCCATCCGATGAGGAAATCAATATCGTCTTTGCTCATCGCTTCGTCTCCGACACCACGCGAAACGGCACGCCGAATACCTCGCTCAGCGGGTCGGTGCGGCGCGTCGTGTCGCGGTAGCTGGCGTTGATGCGCAGCAGGTCGTCCGGCGTTATTTCGAGCACGTCCGGGTTGACGCCGTGCACCGTGCGGTAATCGCGGATGGCGTTGTACGCGGCCGTGTACAGCAGGTCGTCAGGGACGTTGGCGAGGGAGAGTTTCATGCGGTCAGTACCGTTTCGTCAGGCGCGCCAATCGGCGCAATCGTCACAACCAGCCGGGCGTCGCCGTCAGGCTCCGCGCGCTCGGCCACAATGCGGCGCACCCACGCGTCATCGACGAACGCCACTCCGGTCAGCGCGTCGAGCAGCGCTTTCTGCGCGTTGTCGAGGTCGATGCAATTGACCGTGTCGTGCCACGCATCGCCGAGCCGGCGCACGCGGCGTTGCCAGTCCTGCGGCCGGCGCGGATACAGCGTGTAGGCGACGGCCACGCGGCCCGCCAGCGGCGTGCGGAAGCCCGCGGCGAGGGCGATCGCGGCGACCTGGGCCTTGAACGCCTTGCCCTCGGCGGACACGTAGACCGAGACGCCCCCGCCACGGATCGAGCGGTGCCGCCAGTAGGCGTTGACGCTCGGCGGATAGGGCAGGACGAGTCGTATGCTTCCGTGCGAAGTGATGTTTCGCGAGTCTCGAACCGCGGCTATCTCGTCCACGGTTGACGAATCCGCGTTTTCCCTCCGAAACTCGGTTGACGAATCGGCGCTATCCCGAAAATCCGCTTGCCGCGAGTCACGCGCGCACGTATCGGTGATCGTCATGCAGCCACCGCCGTCCCGAATTTCTCGTTCGCCTTCTCGAAGATCGTCGCGTAGCGCTTCGCGTTGTCGGCCTGGCGCATGAACAGCCGGCCGGCGTAGGAGGCAACAGCCCGTTCGCAGCACTCGGTCGTGTGAGGCGTCATCGGCGCCGTGGTGCGCTCGCCAGCCAGGATGCGAAAGGCCCACTCCGCCGTCGGCTCTTTGCCACGGACGCCCGCGCTCGCCCGCTTGATCCGCTCCAGGTTCGCGTCGACGAATTCGCCCGTTGCCTTCGGCAGGTTCGGCAATGCCAAGGTTGCCGACGAGGCGAGCGCTTGCGCTGCGCGGGCTTCCTTGCACATGGCGAAGAACTCGGGCAGCGTCGGCGGAAATTTGCGATGGATCAGGCCTGCAACGCCCGCTTTCAGCTCGGGGCCTGAGAGCTTGCCCAGCTCCGTCGCCCAAACTTCCTTGGTCACGTTGCGCTGCATTTCGCGCTCGGCCTCGTCGCCGTGCGTGGGCCACATGTCCGCGAATCGCGAGCCGTACATGGCCGCCATGCGGGCGAACAGGGTGTCGATCCACTTGCGCGGCAGTGTGCCTTTGGGCTGGTCAGCGGACATGGCGAACCTCGGCTTCGATGGTGAAAGGGTCGTCGGCGTCAGCGGTGCTCAGGCGTCCGCTCATGCCGGCGATGTTCTCGGCGCGCTGGTCGTGCACGGTCCGGCGCTGTGGGCGGTCCACGCGTTGACTCGCCAGGACGCGATCGACGTAGCCGGGCAGGAACGCGATAGGCTCGGTGGCGTCGCGCTGTGCGGCAGCAACGGCGGCGTCGACGAAGCGAGCGGATAGCTTCGCGGCGCACCAGGCGGTGAAGATCGGCCAGGCCTTCTTGCGGTCGTGGACGCTCGACGGGTTGATCTCGACGCCGTGGCGCTCGGCGAAGTGTCGGCACCAGTCCGCAGGGGTGTCGGGTGTCCAGTCGTCGCTCCCCCTCGCGGGGTGTACCGATGACGATGACGGTTTACTGATGGTTTTAAATTCTCCCTGTCCCTCTCCCTCTCCCTGTCCCTTGGAGTGGATTTCCCTAGGGACAGGTGGGATGTGTCCCTGGGACATTTCGAATGTGTCCCTGGGACATTCTTCGTTTGTCTTTGGGACAGGAAGCGGCGATCCGACGGGACAACCATCGGACACCCACTGGTCAAAGTCCGGCTCCGCGTACTCGATCCGGTGTCGTTGGCAGTGCTTTTTGATGCGTGCGCACTCTGTCTTGAAGCGCTGGCGCAACTTCGCGGTCCATGCGTCGCGCGCCTTCTCGGCGACGACGGGGTGATAAAGCCGGCCATCGGAGCACTTGACCCAGCCGCGAAGAGCGCCGGCGCGGACCTTCTTCCATTCCTTCTGGACGCGGCCATAGCCGGCGAGCGACGACAGCGTGGCGTCATCGTCCGGCAGGCTCGCTGCGGGCATCTGGTGCCAGGACGCGCACCACAGCAGCACCGCGGCGCGGAATTCTTCGCCGTTGGCGTGAATGGACAGATCGCTGTCTCGCAGGCGCACAACGTCGAGCGGCATGAACGCGAAGTCGCGCAGGTCGCAATCGGGCGGGGTGAGGGGGGCGGTGTTCATGCTGCGACCTCACCGGCGCTCGGCGAGCAGTGAGAATGCTGCCGCTGCCACTCGCGGAACTTGTCCATTGCCAAGGGCTTTAACTCGGTCCACCCCATTGGGAACCCCATGAACCATTCGCACCAGACCGGGTTCAATGGGCCAATGTGGGTAGGTGGTTCGCCGCGCTTGGCGGTAGCGCGCCTGGAATTGCTGCCTCCGTTCAATCCGATCGTTGTCAACGTCGGCAACAATCGGATTGCTGTGACCAAACCTTGACCGGACTTCTTCCCCGGATACGGCCTGTTGTGGTTTCCATTGACGGTTAGGGTGGGTAGCAAAGATCCAGATGCGCTCACGCAAATGGTGTGCGCCAAGGTCGGCAGCTGAAAACACATCCCATTGAGCATCAAACCCGAGCGCGGCCAGGTCTCCAAGAACAACTCCGAGCCCCCTAGAAGTGAGATCTGCGGAGTTTTCCACTGCGACCGATCTGGGCTCAACCTCGAAAACCACCCTTGCAAATTGTTTCCATAATCCTGACCTTGATCCGGCAATCCCTGCGCGGTCGCCTGCGCTGCTGATGTCCTGGCATGGAAACCCGCCAGATACGACATCAACAATTCCGCGCCACGGTCGGCCGTCAAAACTTGTGACGTCAGACCAAATCGGGAATGGTCGGAGGCATCCATCGTTTTGTCGCGCCGCCAGAACTTGTGCGGCGTAGGCATCACGTTCAACTGCGCACACGGTTCGCCAGCCGAGCAAGTGCCCGCCGAGAATTCCTCCACCAGCGCCTGCGAAAAGAGCCAGCTCATTCACGGTCGCCCCCGTCGCTGAGTGTCCCAACTTGTCCCAGATCGTCCCTACGTTCGTAGGCGATTACCTCGGGATGCAGGGGCCCATAGGCGCTGCGCAGGACGTGCACGCCCAGATATCGGGCCGGCGCGAGGCTTTCCATCTGCGCGCGGGCGTTCAACTGGTCCGCCTCGTACTCCGGCAGGTCCACTTCGACGGTTTTTCGGCCGTTGGGCATCAGCGCACCTGTGGGACGTTCTGGGACGAGTTGGCACTGACGCCGGTGACGGCGCCGGGCAATATGCCGACCACGCCAAGCAACATCACGTCAGCCAGGCGGGCGAGTGCAGCGGAATCGGACTCGATGCCATAGACCTCCTTGTAGATCTGCATGGCGTCGTAGGTCGAATCCTTGAGGCGCGTCTTGACCTCGTTGCGGTGCTTTGCTCGGGCTGTCATTGCTCACTGCCGGGAAAAAGGTGGGAATCCCGGCCCGGCATAGAATCGTTGGCTCTCACACCGTCAGACCCATCAACCAGGAGGATTCCCATGGGAAACGAAAACATCGGCATGCCCCAAGATCCGCAGGAAGCGCGATTCATGGGAGCGATAGCCGCCTTCGGCGTGACGCTCAGCGCGCTCATTCAGAGCCTTCCTGTGGAGCACAAGCGCCACCTGCATCCGAATCTGGAAAGGTTCCTAGCCGACCAGGAAACGGAGCTTCTGAACTCGCGTCTTCCTGAAATTGGGCTTGATCAGTTTCGGGAAATCGGTACTCAGTTTCTGAGTAACGCACTCCCGACCGCGCCGATGAATCAAAGATCAGCACGCGGCCAGGCGGAATAGGGCTGAGCGCTACCGTCCGCTTTCGTTCGTCGCTCACGCCGCCACCTGCTGCACGGCGTGAGCGGTTCGGATAAAGCCGCGCGGCACGGCCCGTCCGGACTGGACGGCGGCGCCGATGACCATCGCCGTCTGCTTCTGGTCCAGTTCCTCGGGCCATTGGGAGATGGCGCCCTTGGTGATTCCTAGGGCGCGGCCGAGCTCGGCACCCGTGCCGAAAATGGCGATTGCTTGCTGCTTTGTCAGGTTCATGCGGCGTCCCGATGGAGTTCACGCCGTAAGTATAGAACCCTAAACCAAAGAAGGAAAGCCCTCTAAACCGGAAAAAGTTTAGATTTCTAACCCATGAACCTCAGTGAACGCATCCAACACATCCTCGACGAGACCCAGGCCGACCAGGTGCAGCTGGCGGAAGCCGCCGGCGTGACGAAAGGAACGGTTAGCCAATGGCTGACTGGGCAAATAAAATCGATCAAACTCGAATATGCTGTGGGGATCCAAGACCGCTACGGTTACAACGCGGTTTGGCTGGTGATGGGCAAGGGCAACCCGCGCGCGCCAGGATCGAATGCAGGTGCGCCAGCACCGATTCCGTCCGATCGTATGAGACGGGTTCCCGTATTGGGAGTTTCTCAGTTGGGAGACAACGGATTCTGGGTGCCGATTGAATATCCCGTGGGGCAAGGCGACGGATATATTGATTTTCCGACGACGGACGAAGGCGCCTATGCCGTGCGCTGCAAAGGGGACTCAATGATGCCCCGCATCCGCGACGGGGAATTTGTCATCATTGAGCCGAATCATCCTGTGATGCCTGGCGACGAAGTTCTGGTGCGCGCGCACGACGGCCGGGTGCTCGTCAAGACGTTCCTGTATAAACGCGATTCGCGGGTCCACCTTTTATCCGTCAACCGCGAGCACGCGCCAATCGCCATCGATGAAGGTGATGTTGACCAAATGCACTACGTGGTGGCTATCGTCAAGCCGGCCATGTGGATGCCGGACTAGGAGGCGCGATGGGCCTATTCGGATACTTCAAGCGGAATTACGCGAACGCCGGTGCTGCCATCACGTTGAACGTCTACAACGGGCGCAGGGATTCCGGTGTAACGCAGTTCGACTACTTTGTCTCGTGCACGGGCGCCGAACTGCATATTAATGCTCAAAGAGCAAAGCGGGCATTGGCAAGCGAGTATCGCAAGAGCGAAGGTCCATGCAGGCCTCGCTTTCCCGACGATGAGTGGCTGCTCTGCACGTTCAAATTGCAGGAATTGATTAAGCGACATGGACCTGCTGAGGGCTTCCGCGAAGGACACGATTACGTGTGCCTGTTGGTCAATACGGTATTCGCCGACTTTGAAGACCAGGATGCTATTTTCCTGGAGTTCGACCGCCGAGCTGGGAGCAGGCTGTCGAGCCTAAACATGAAAACGTTGCGATCAAAAGCTCATCAGTTCGCTGCTGCCTAACGATTGGGCCATCAATCGAATTTTTGGGTTTAGAGTTCTTGACTCGCTAAGGGATAGTGTTCTAAACTTGCCTCATGTTCAAACGAACCGAGGCAAGCGATGCTTTCCTTCTCCCTCCCCGGCCCCGGCGACTCCACGCCCCCGGACTACTTCGCCCGCGACACCGTCGACTTCGACAGCCAGATCGCCGGCCTGATCGATTCGCGCGTTTCTCTCCGCAAGCGCTTCGCTTCGGACGCGCTCGTGCTTCAGGCGTTTGCCTGGGCGCAGCCGTCGGACGCTGACGCCTTTCGCGCCGCCGTCGCCGCTTGCCCTCAGTTCGCCGCGCTGTACGACCGCCTGTTGCGCGAAGACGTAACCGACGATATCGAGGCTGAAATCGGCCGGGCGGTGTCGCAATGATCGATCACATCCAACTCGCCGCGGTCCTGTTCGTGTGCGCGATCCTGACGTTCGTCGGCGCATCGCTGCCGCGTCAGGGCGCGACGTTCATCGCTGCACTGTTCACGATCTGCGCATTCTCGGCGCTCTTCTTTCAGGTGCAGCAATGAGGAGTCCTTTTGATCTGACGCGCTTCATGGCGGGCGATCTGGCAGAGACCGACAGCGGTGCGAAGGTCCGCTTCGTCGCCCACGTTCCGGAAGCCGACTCGACGCAACGAGTAGTCGGGCTGATCTTCTACTGGGGAGGCGCGAAGGAAATCCTCGTTGTCAGCGAGGAAGGAAAGTTCGGGCGCTATCGCGAGGGCGCTAACAGCCTCGACCTCTTCATGGCGCCGCGCGTTGCGATCGCCGCATGACAACCCGCCCGCGATGGCGGGCATCTGGAGAACGAACATTATGGGATACAGCACCAGGTTCAGCGGCGTGCTCAGCCTCAGCCGCAAGCTCATCCTCAAGGAAGCCCGCGCGATCCTCGAATTCAACGACGAGCCGTCGAAGATCGAAAATCCGCCTGTCCGCGGCTACATGCAGTGGGTCCCCACGGAAACGCTCGACGGCATCATGTGGGATCAGGGCGAGAAGTTCTACGACTACATCGAGTGGTTGACGTGGCTTTGCGACCTGCTGAAAACGTGGGGAATCTCGGTCAGCGGGCGGTTGATCTGGGCCGGAGAAGACACGGACGATGTCGGAGAAATCACCGTGTCGGACAACGTTGTTTCGTCCATCCAGCACGCCCGTCAGACGATCGGTAGCACCGAGCCCCTCACGATGAAGCGCCTCGCTGAAATAGCGCTCGATCAGGGCACGAAAGAGTAAGAACGCGCGCGCAACTGAGACGAGACATGATCCGCCACGACACTCCAGACGTACACGTGCGCATCAGCCCGGAAGGCATGCGCCGCCAGGAAGCCGCGCCGACGGCGCAGGTGATCGACCTGGAACCGCAGCGCATCAAGCGCTTCCTCGAAGCGGAGAACGAGCGTAACCGCAAGGCGCACGCCGCTCGCCTGCTGCAGGAGGCTTACCTGTGAGCGCCATCACCGACCTCGACGCATCCCCGCGCCGGCCACGCCGGTGGGGCGGCTACATCGCGGCGTTCCTCATCGGTGCGCTGTTCGCGGTCCTGGCCCTGGGCGTGTGGGACCTGTCGACGCGCGGTCCGGCTGTGGCTTACCAGGGGAGGGCGTAGTGAACGACGGGGACCCCTGGCAACAGCAGATGCAAGACGAAGAACTGACTGAATTTCAAGACACCAAAGGAAACCACCATGAGCATCGCAACACTGATCCTGGGGCAGAGCGGCACCGGCAAGAGCACCAGCATGCGCAATATCGATCCGGCAGACGTGCTGCTGATTCAGACCATTCGCAAGCCGCTGCCTTTTAAGGCGTCCGGCTGGAAGGTGGCATCCAAGGAAACGCCACAGGGTTCCATCTTCCAGACCGATGACTGGTCAAAGATGATCGCGGTCATGACGCGCACAAAGCGCAAGGTCATCGTTATCGACGATTTCCAATACTTGCTCGCGAACGAATTCATGAAGCGCAGCGACGAGCGCGGATTCGACAAATTCACGGATATCGGCAAGCACGCCTGGTCCGTCTTGACCGCTGCCGGCGAGCTGCCCGATGACGTGCGCGTGTACATCCTCAGCCACACCGAGGAAGACCAAGCGGGCACGACCAAAATGAAGACCATCGGGAAGATGCTCGATGAAAAGATCACGATCGAGGGAATGGTGACCATCGTTCTTCGTACCGCGGTGCTGGATGGACAGTACTACTTCACGACGCGAAACAACGGTCGTGACACCGTCAAGAGCCCGATGGGGCTGTTCGACCACGACATGATCGACAACGACCTCGCAGCAGTCGATCAACGCATCTGCGAATTTTACGACCTGACTGTAACCAACTGAGAGACCACATGTACGCACTCAACACCACTGCAGCACGTCAAGCCGAACAACGTGGCGGACGCGTCACCGAAATCGGGAAGTACCTCGGCCGTTTCAGTCGAGCCGAGGATATGACCAGCCAGAAGGGCACGCGCGGCATCGACTTCCAATTCGAGACGCATGACAAGCAGAGCGCGTACTTCACGATCTGGACGATCAACGCGGAAGGAAAGGAGTTGTACGGCTTCAAACACCTGCAGGCTTTGATGACATGCCTCGGCTTGCGCAACATCAAGCCAGGGCAACAAATCGTCAAAAAATACGATCGAGATGCCGAAGAGATGCAAGACGTGATGGCCAATGTGTTTCCCGATCTGATGGACCGCGATATCGGAATCCTGTTCGAGACCGAGGATTACGAGAAGAAAGACGGAACAGTCGGAACCAGAGTCGTGCCGGCTTTCTTCTTCCAAGCCGATACGGAATTGGTCGCGAGCGAAATTCTCGATCGACGCACGCAGCCGTTGAAGCTTGCTGGCCTGGTCCAGCAGCTCAAGCATCGCCCGCTGAAAGCTACTGCAAACCGCAGCGCATCGCAGCACGCGGGCGGCGGCTTCGACGCGACGGACGACGACATTCCTTTTTGAGACGAGCGATGAAAACGAGTCTCTACGTGATTGCGAGCGAGTATCGGCAGGCTGCTGACACGCTCGCCGAACTCGACCTCGACGAGCAAACGGTGGCCGACACGCTGGAGTCGATCAGCGGCGACATCACCGAGAAGGCGACGAACGTCGCGGCGTTTATCCGGAACCTTGAGTCGACGGCGGAAGCCGTCAAGAACGCAGCGAAGGGCATGACGGATCGTGCGAAGGCGATCGAAGCGCGGGCGGACCGCATCAAGCATTACCTGCTGGCCAACATGCAGCACGCCGGCATCAAGAAGATCGACTCGCCACTGTTCGCCATCACGGTGAAGGACAACCCGGTGTCGGTAGTCATTGACGACGAGCGGCAGATACCGGCTGAGTACATGACCGACCCGGTTCCGCCGCCACCGCCGCCAGCAAAGCCGGACAAGAAGCTAATCGCCCAGGCGATCAAGGACGGATTCGAGGTGCCGGGTGCGCGCCTTGAGCGCAAGCAACGCGTGGAGATCAAGTGACCATGACGAGGATCAACGAGAAGGCGCAAGTCGAGCTTGACGCGTTTTGCGATTGGAAAGCGCAGAGCCTGTCGGACTCTCCTGACTGGTGCTCGTGGAAAGCCGGCATCGATTACGCCCGCGCCGCCCTGGCGCAGCAGGCAGCGGTGCCGGAGCCACTAATTGGCGCATTTCGCATGCTCTTGGCCGCCTCCAATCGCCTGTGGGCTGAGGCAGAGGAAATCGAGTCACCGGACGGACTCGCCCAGGTAGCGCTTCAGCAATATTGGGACGCCTTCATTGACGCGCGCGACAAGGCCCAAGATGCGCTGCTGTCTGCCGCGCCCGAAGCGCCCGCCGCCCAGGGGAAGGAGGCGATTCCGCTGCACGTCATTCGTGAGTGGGCGGAGCGACGAATCCGCGCGTGCGGTCCTGCGGGCGTCACGGATCAAGTGGCGTTGCTTGAGGATGCGGTTCGTTGGGCGGAGAGCTGTTATCGAGCGTCGCGCGGACCGCGCCTTGCCCCGGTGCCAATCGAGCAGGCGGCAGGGGCGCTGACGGATGAACGTCTTGCCGAGCTTCTGCCCGCTGTTCGCGTCGATGAAATTTGGAACGCAATAGAGTACGCGGATGTGGCGCATCTTGCCGTGCGCGATCCAAGCCGCTGGGACGGCATTCTGCGGTTGCGATTTGCACGCGCCGTTGCTCGCGCCATCGAGGCAGCAGCCGCCCCCGCACAGTTGCACCAGAGTGCAATTTCGGCGCGAAATGACACTCTGGTATCAGCGGCGGCGCCCGTCCGTTACTTCGTTTATGACCGAGAGGGCGACGGCTATCGCGAATTCTCGACGGACGCCGAGCGACGCGACGCGCACGATGCTGCTATCGAGGCGTGCGCGGACTACGGGGATGAATGGGGAGTGGATGTTGACGAGATCGTTTCGGGAATTGTGACGCACGTAACGACACAGACCCAACTCGAACATATGCCAGAGCCATGCGCCCGGCATCCCGAAAACGACGGAGAGAACTGCGACGACTGCGACGCCTGGAACGAATGGCCAGATCACAGCGTTGAGTCTGTGTGCAACTACCAGCAACAGGCACTCGCCGCCAGCGCTGCAGAGAGCGCAGAAAGGTCTGCAGAGAGCGACGGCGGCCAGAAGGTGAAGCCATGAGCCACGAAACCGTCACCACGAGCCAACTGTCGATTCTGCAACACGCGCTGGGCCTCAACAAACGAGCAGAGAGCTACCGGAACCTATACGCCGCGCCGGACCGTGGTCCGGTCCTCGATGACTGCGTCGCGCTGGAGCGGCGCGGCCTGCTCGAAGGATGCAGCGCGGAATTCGGCAATCACTTCTACCGAGTGACCGATGCCGGTCGTATCGTCGCGGAAAATGACGGGCACGCACCCGAGCCGATCGACGGCCGCGCCGAATGGGTCGAGCGGCACCTGAAGCGCACGCTGACGCCGTTCCAGCGACGAGCCGTCGTTTTGCTGTGCCAGGCCATGCGGTGCGGACCCTACGATTTCGCCAGCACGTTTAAGCACGCCGACTGGAATTGCGGTCTTGGCGTCCGCTTCAAAGTTTGCCGGCCGCAACTTTCGACCTACGACACAGACGGACTCACTGCCCTGGTTCTCGGCGCGCACGAGCAGGCGATCCGCGTGGAGATTGACCCGGTCAATTTCACGCACTTGGCTGTGACGATGCACCCACGCCGCCGCAATGCCGACCGCCAATATATGCGGCATCCGAGCATCGAGCAGGCGTTAGAGCGCTGGACCGGCCGCCCGACCAGCCAGACAGGAGGCGAGCAATCATGAGCCGCTCCGGTTACAGCGACGACTGCGACGACTGGGCGTTGATCCGTTGGCGCGGTGCTGTCGCGTCGGCAATCCGCGGCGAACGCGGGCAAGCCTTCCTGCGCGAACTTCTCGCCGCGCTCGATGCGATGCCCGAGAGATGCTTGATCGCGAACGATCTGCGAGATGCCGATGGTGACTTCTGCACTCTCGGCGTCATTGGAAACGCGCGCGGGGTAGACATCGCGAGCATCGATCCCGAGGACAGGGATTCGGTCGCGGCGGCATTTCGTATCTCGCCTGCCCTCGCGGCTGAAATCATGTTCGAAAACGATGAGGGCTATTACCACAACGAGAGGCCAGAGCATCGCTGGCAGCGCATGCGGCAGTGGGTGGCGTCGCAGATTCGAGGGAGTGGCCAATCATGAGCCGCATCATCGGCCTGCTCATCTGCCTGGCGCTGCCCGTGTGGCTGCTGTTCATCGTCATCTATCTCTGCGTGGAACCATCATGAGCAACGACAACACCGATGCACTGAATCAAGCGCTAAAAGACCTTTTCGTTCCGATTTTCTCCGAGCGGATTGTCGCTTTGCGTACGGCATCCGCGAAGGCTGAGTCGATCAAAGATGAGGACGCACGCATCGCCGCGCTCGAAACCGAAAACGCCCGCCTTCGCCAGCAGATCGAGGCGGCGCAGAAGCGGGCGCCGGTGGCGTGGGTTCGTTATCGCAGCGACGGCGGTTTCGAAGGCCCGATCATGGATACCGATGCCCGCATGTGTGACACGCGCCGGGGATTTTGGACGCCGCTATTCGCCGGCCCTGCTATCGAGGTAGCGCCTGACAACTCGCAAGCGGCGGCGCTGAGCGCAGAGAATCGCGGCGAGGATGCGGACGCCAAGTTGCGCGCGTTGTACATCCCGAATCCACCCGGCGAGTTGGGTCCGAGTGACGAATCGCAATACCGAGACGGATATAACACCGCGCTTGAAGACGCGATAGGCGTGATCGCCCAATCCACGGCCCGCGCTCGCTGACGTCATAGAGCGATGAATACTCCTGTCGTTAATAGTTCGGTTGCCCTTCAAAAGTGCATGGCACTCGCCGGCTGGGAGATTGCGCATATTGACCTGGACCTGACCGGAGAGCGCCCGAAGGCCGAAATCAAGCTTGAGCGTTGCGACGGGCGCTGGCTGCTGGCGCGCGTCGACAGACTTGGACGCGCGTGCGTTGAGACGTTCCAGCGCGAGCACATGTTGGGCATGAATTCCAGCACGAAGGGGCGTCGCCCACTATCTGCGCAAGTTAACGATGTTTTTCTCGGTCGGAAAACTTGCTTAGGTGCGCGCCACCTGTTGCGGGTGATGACTGCCTATGTTGCTGACAACGCGACGACGCCCGTGCGCTTGGCAGATATCCGCCATGCCTGGGCCGCAGTTATGGACGCGCCGCTTAGGCTTACGGCCCGCGACGGGAAGGAGGCGGCATGACCATGACCCTGAAACAGGCGCGCCGCCGCGCAAGGCGCGCCGCCGCGCAAGGCGCGTGCGTGAGAGCGGCAGCGGTTGCAGCGAGGTTGGGCAGGCTCTGCTGGTGCTGGATGATGCGGTGCCGCGGTGGATCAGCGTGGACGAGCGGTTGCCAGTGGAGCACGAAAACGTGGCAGTCATGTTTGACGACGGCGGCTATGCGACCGCTTGGGCGGCCTACTGGCATGGCGCGCGATCGGACTTCGCGAAATGGATGTTCGCACTGGACGAAATCGGCGAGGAGCGCACGGTCACGCACTGGATGCCGCTGCCATCGGCGCCGGAGGTGGGGCGATGAAGATAGAAGTTGATCTGAGCGAGACGGCTTCCGTTACACCCTTACCGGTAAAGCCGAAGGCACGCGCTGAGGATGGTCCGTATTTGGACCGCGCCCCCTTCAAGTGTGCACACGTTCATGGATTCACCGTGGACGAAAGTCTGGAACAGGTGACATGCCGCACGTGCGGCGAGAGGCTGAACCCGATGTGGGTGCTTTCGCAGCTTTGCAATAGCGAGACACGGTGGCGCCAGTCTCGCGAGCAGTATCAGGATGAAATGAAGCGCCTGAAGGAACGCAGCCGCACGAAGTGCGAGCACTGCGGAAAAATGACCAGGATTAGCAATAGATGACCGCAGCACTGACGCCCGCCGCGCGGGCGATTATCGATACGACGAAGAAGGCTTGGAGGGTGGGATGAGCGAGATCGAACAACTGGCGAGGCAGATCTGCGTAGCGATCGGCTCGCAGCGCAGTGTCGTGCCGATCGATGTTGCCCTGTGGGACATTGCAGCCATTGCGGAGTATCTGCGCCGCAAGGAAACCTACACGCGCGATAGCATCGTGACGCAGCCAGGGTTCCCGCGGTCAATTCGGCTACCGGCCGCCGGCAAGTCGGGGCAGGGCCGGCCGCTCTGGCGCGCCAAGGATGTGATCGCCTGGGCGGAATCGTTCATTCAGACGCATTGA